CTGTATTAAGATCGAGCGTGATGTTGAGACAGACGATGAGGTTCTTCAGAACACCACCAACTTTGTTGTTGACAAGAACAGGCCGTTTGCTAAGTTGGGTCACGCTGGTTCAGTCTACTATGATCCAGAGACTACAATACTTAGTGAAGAAACACCATTTGTAAGGAGTGACCTAGCAGCATGATTGTATTTGACGTAGAAGCTGACAACCTCTTGGATGATGCTACTAAAATACATTGCTTATCTTACACATCTGATGGGGTTAATTACGACACCTTGTTTGACTATAACGACATGCGTGACTTGATTATGGGTCAAGCTGGTTTGATTGGTCACAACATTGTGCGGTATGATGCACCGTTACTTGAGAAGCTACTGGGTATCAAGCTTGAGGCTAGATTGTTTGACACTCTGCCTATGTCTTGGGTTATCAACTACAACAGACCTAAGCATGGCTTGGAATCTTTTGGTGAAGACTTTGGTGTACCTAAACCTAAGATCAATGACTGGGTTAATCTCACTCAAGAAGAGTATGCCCACCGTTGCACTGAGGATGTCAAGATCAACTGGTTGCTTTGGCAAGACTTGCTCAAGCGATTCATGATCATCTATCAGAAGGACAAGGTGCTGTTGGACAAGTTCTTCCGCTACCTTGAGTTCAAGATGAGGTGTGCAGCTACAGCTGAGTCTGTTGGTTGGAAGCTTGATCTAGACTTGGCTACTAAGTGTGTTGATGACTTGACTCAACAGCAGGTAGACAAGGTTGCAGAGCTTAAGACTGTGATGCCAAGGGTTGCTAAGACTCAGGTAAAGCGTAAGCCTAAGAACTGCTTCAAGCAAGATGGTTCTCCATCTGCACATGGTGAGAAGTGGTTTGCCCTACTTAGTGAAAATAATTTGCCTAGTCATCATGACGATGGTGTAATTGTTCTCAAGGGTTACGATGAGCCTAATCCTAACTCTAGTACTCAGGTAAAAGACTGGTTGTATTCTTTGGGTTGGGTACCTTGCACATTCAAGTATGTCAAAGAGGATGATGGTAGTGAAAGAACCATACCTCAAGTGCGTAAGGATGGTGAGCTTACTGACTCAGTTAGTCTACTTGTAGATGACAATCCGTCAGTCAAAGTTCTTGAGGGACTTACTGTAATCCAACACAGACTAAGTATCTTCAAAGGTTTTGTTGAGTGTGAGCGTGACGGTTATGTGAAGGCAGAGATTGATGGCCTCACTAATACACTACGCTTCAAGCACAAGAAACCTCTTGTCAACTTGCCTGGGGTGGACAGACCTTGGGGTAAGGAAATCCGTGGGTGCCTCACTGCACCTCAGGGTTACGTACTGTGTGGTGCTGACATGACCTCTCTTGAGGACACATGCAAGCGTCACTACATGCACCCTTACGATCCAGCTTATGTGTTTGAGATGTCGCAGGATGGGTTTGACCCACACCTTGACTTAGCTAAACATGCTGGTGCTGTATCACAAGATGACATCGACGCTTACAATCAAGGCAACAAGCCTGAGCTTAAAGCCTTGCGTAAGAACTACAAGGTAGTCAACTACTCTGCTACCTATGGTGTTGGTGCTGCTAAACTATCACGTACTACTGGTCTACCTGCTCATGAGTGTCAGGCTTTGCTTGAGGCTTACTGGGATCGTAACTGGTCAGTCAAGAAGTTTGCAGAGTCTCAGCACATACGTAAACTAAATGGTGAGATGTGGGTACAGAATCCTGTCAGTAAGTTCTGGCACAGCTTACGCTACGAGAAGGATGTGTTCTCTACGCTCAACCAATCAACTGGTGCTTACTGCTTTGACAAGTGGGTTGCCTACTACCGTACACGTAGAGGCAATATCATCGGGCAGTTCCATGACGAATCAATCAATCTGGTGAAAGAAGGAGATCAAGATGTTCACAGTAATACTTTGACTTGGGCTATTGAAAAACTTAACAAAGAACTTAAATTAAATGTTGACTTGGGTATAGACATACAATACGGTCAACGATATAGTGATGTACACTAAACTTATAGGAGGGCCGAATGGCTACACGTAAAGTAAAACTAACTGGTACTGCAGAGTGGGCAAAAGTATTCCCACAGAACCGTGACTTGCTAGGCTTTGATGGAGCTTATCAAGATTGTGATGGTGCTTGCACTATTGATGTCATCTTGGATGACGAGAACATGGCTAAGTTGACAGCCACAGGTTCAATGAAACGAGGTACACCTGACCCAGAAGGACGGGGTAAGAAGGTACGCCTTGTGCGTAAGTACAACACTGGCCGTGATTGGGACAGTGGTGCACCCGTAGTTGCTAAAGAAGATGGTACACTTTGGGACTACGATACAGATGGTACTATTGGTAACGGTTCTACCGTTGAGGTACTACTCTCAGTCTATGATACACGTATGAAGAGTATTGTAGGTACACGACTTGACAAGGTTACTGTCCTTGATCATGTAGAATACATCCCACCACAGGACGATGGCGGTACTTCCCCTGCCTTAGAGAAGCCTGTAGAAGCAGCTACTGAAGACTCAGTACTATTCTAAGGATGTAACTTAGGGGGTGGTTGGTTTCCTTTCCTTTCCCTTCCACCCCCAACTTAAGGAGTGACTATGAAAAATATACAGACATTGGTAGACGATCTGTACCAAGTGATACAAGGCCAAGGCGGATGGACAGAAAGCATTAGTACCCAGATGGGTAATGCTGTTGCTGACACTGCCAACAAAAGGTTTTCTAAACCACAGGAGCCACGGGGTTATCTATCTTTATCTTCTATTGGAACTCCTTGTAAGCGTAAGCTATGGTACAAAGTTAATAAAGCTGGTGAAGGTGAGCAGCTAGAGTCCAACACCTTACTCAAGTTCTTCTATGGCGACATGATTGAAGAGCTTATCCTAAGCATGACGGTAGCTGCTGGACATGACCTCAAGGGGTCACAGGACAGGCTAGATGTTCATGGTATCAAGGGGCATAGGGATGCAGTTATTGACGGTATGACTGTTGATGTAAAGTCTTGTAGCTCCTATGCATTCAAGAAGTTCAAAGAGGGAAACCTACGTGATGATGACCCGTTTGGTTATATATCTCAGCTTAGTTCTTATGTTTATGCAGGTAAGGATGACCCACTTGTTACTGACAAGACTCATGGTGCTTTTCTTGCTATTGATAAGCAGAATGGACATATTTGTTTGGATGTTTATGATTTCACTGAAGAACTAAAAACAAAAGAAGCAGAGATGAAAGAGGCTGTGGCTATGGTCAAGGGTGAGATACCTGAGGATCGTGTCAAGCCAGTGCCTCAGTCAAAGACTAGCCCTAACATGAAGCTGTCTATGGGCTGCAGCTATTGTGAATACAAGAAGCTATGCTGGCCTAACATGCGTAAGTTTGTATACAGCTATGGCCCAGAGTTCCTTGTCCATGTTGAGAAAGAACCAAGGGTTGCGGAGACAGTAGATGACTAGACAGGCCAAGCAGAAAGGCCGCTTAGGTCAGCAAGAGATTAGGGATAGGCTACTTGAAGCCTTCCCTGAGTTCGAGCCAGATGATATTAAGTCTACTACGATGGGGGAATCAGGGGCTGACATCCAACTATCTCCTGCAGCTAGGAAGAAGTTACCTCTATCTGTTGAGGTAAAGAGGCGAAAGGCAGAACTCAAAACTGTCTATCGTTTTATGGAACAAGCCTCTAGACATTCAAAGCATGAGCCTGTAGTGTTCTTTAGATCAGACAGAAAACCTTGGGTAGTAATGGTGGGTCTGGATCACTATATAGAGTTATTAAGGAATTGGAAAACATGACAGTAAAAATATGGGATATATCAGTAGGGCCAATATCAGTAGACGAAGCGCCTGATGATGAAGACTTCCCAGAAGGTTGTAATTATTTTGTCGTCTGTAAAACAGAGATAGATGGTGAGATGGAAGAAGTAAACTTTTGGTTTGAAGACCTTGCGCAGATACATGAATGGCAGAAACATTTTAGAACCAGTATTGAGCCGCTTGAAATAGACGAAGAACACTAGGAGAATAAACATGGCCGTTAGAAAGCCTTTTGAACCACACTTATATGATCGCTTTGATAACCCTGCTAAGGTAAAACTAATTGAGATACTACAGCATCAGGGTCACGAGATCTCTTCTGTAAAGGAGAACTTCTACGCTGATGTAGAGTCAGTCCGAAAGGGTATCACCTACTACAGCGAAGCAGAAGTTAAGCGAGGTTGGAAGGAAGACTGGCCTGAGGATTGGACTGAGATTAGAATCCCAGAACGTAAGACACGGCTGCTTAAGAAGTATGAACATAACGTGAACTTCTTTGTATTCAATAATGACTTGACTGCTTGTTGGAAGATACGAGGATCTCAGATGACTGATGACACTATCCGTGAAGCTAAGGGTAGGTACATCATGAAGGGTGAGAAGTTCTTTCACATACCCTACAAAGAAGCTGAGCTAGTAACATTAAATAGCTTGACCGACAGTCAAGAATCTGTATAACTAGGGGTTTCCAAATGAACTACGAAGTCCACCTAGCAATACTCGTAGATAAAGATGCGAATTTCCTGGAGATCTCTGGGGATAATTGTGGAGTACTAAAAGAGAAAATAGAAGATGCTCTGTACGACATAGATGATGTAACCGTAATCCAATGTGAGGTAAACAAGTATGACTAAGCTAACTCTAGACGATAAAGAATATGAAATTGATGACATGAATGATGATCAGAAAGAGATTATAAACATCTTGAATGTAGGCTCCAATGCCTCAGCACTACTGAGTCACATCAGTCAGTGTGTCAGTGCTATTCAGCAGATGAAGACTAATGAATTGAAACAGTCATTGGAAGGTGCTAAGGATGATCAATCGGAGTGATCTAGAAGCGTTTGGTTATTTTGATATGTTTCAGAATAGTCCAGACTACGAAGAAGATCCTGTCCGTTTCTATAGCCAGTTTGTAGAGGACAAGATATTGACTAAGGGACGTGATCGTCTAGTAGAAAATACTCTTGGACTCTCTGGTGAAGCAGGTGAGGTATCTGAGAAAGTGAAGAAGCTCTTTCGTGACAAGAATAGATTCAAGGATGAAGATATACTGAAAGAGTTAGGTGATGTGTTGTTCTATACAGTGGCCTTGGCAAACATCTTCGGGGGTAACCTACGTAAGGTTATGGAGATGAACATGGCAAAGCTAGATGATAGAGAGCAACGTGGTGTACTAAAGGGAAGCGGAGATAATAGATGAGCAACTACCTACCAACAGACTATCAATCCTTCATTCATACTTCACGGTATGCACGGTGGCTTGATGATGAAGGACGAAGAGAGTCATGGGGCGAAACAGTAGATCGTTACATTGACAATGTAGTAGGGCATAAGATTGACGAAAACACTAAGGATGACTTAATGTTTTCTATTCTTAACTTAGAAGTCATGCCCTCTATGCGAGCCATGATGACTGCAGGTCCAGCTGCTACTCGTGACAACACCTGTATGTACAACTGTAGCTACCTACCCGTAGATGACCCTAAGTCCTTCGATGAGGCTATGTTTATCTTGCTCTGTGGTACTGGTGTTGGCTTCAGTGTCGAGCGGCAGTTTGTCAGTAAGCTCCCTGAGATCCCTGAGTTGTTCGTTAGTGAGACTACCATCGTCGTCAAAGATAGTAAGGAAGGTTGGGCTAAAGCTCTTCGTCAAGTTCTTGCTCTCCTATGGGCTGGTGAAATCCCTCAATGGGATATTGGTTTGGTACGTCCTGCAGGTGCAAAGCTTAAAACCTTTGGTGGTCGAGCCTCTGGGCCAGCACCTCTTGTTGAGTTGTTCAACTTTGTTATCACTACCTTCAAGAATGCACAAGGACGTAAGCTATCTAGCATTGAGTGTCACGACATCATGTGTAAGATCGGTGAGGTAGTTGTAGTAGGTGGTGTACGTAGGTCAGCTATGATCTCTTTGAGTAACCTCAGTGATGATCGTATGCGTCATGCTAAGTCAGGTGCATGGTGGGAGAATGATCCACAACGTGCCTTAGCTAATAACTCTGTGAGTTACACAGAGAAGCCAGATGCTGTATCCTTCATGCGTGAGTGGATGGCACTGGTAGAGTCAGGAAGTGGAGAGCGTGGTGTATTCAATCGTCAAGCAAGTAAGAAGCAAGCTGAAAAGAATGGTCGGCGTGATCCTAACTATGAGTTCGGGACTAACCCGTGCAGTGAGATCATACTTAGACCGAATCAGTTTTGCAATCTCACTGAGGTTGTGGTACGTGCGACAGACAGCTTGGAAGATCTTGAACGTAAGGTTAGACTGGCTACGATTCTGGGAACCATACAATCCACCTACACCAAGTTTCCATACTTGCGTAAGGTGTGGAACAAGAACACAGAAGAAGAGCGTCTGCTGGGTGTGTCACTTACAGGGATAATGGACAACTCCTTGATGACTATTAAGAACAAAGGCTTGGAGAAGACTCTTGAACATCTTCGTGGGATTTGTGTTTCTACTAATGCTGAATGGGCTGACCGTCTTGGTATACCTGTTGCTGCTGCAATTACATGCGTCAAACCATCGGGCACGGTATCGCAATTGGTGGATAGTGCCAGTGGCATACATGCTCGCCATAGTCCCTATTATATCCGTACTGTGCGTGGTGATAATAAAGATCCACTAACACAGTTCATGACTGATCAAGGTATACCTAGTGAGCCTTGTGTCATGAAGCCAGATCAAACAACAGTATTTAGTTTCCCTGTGAAGTCTCCGACTAAGGCAGTGGTTACTGAAGATATGACAGCCATTGAACAACTTGATACTTGGCTGATGTATCAACGACATTGGTGTGAGCATAAACCCTCAGTGACAATCAATGTTCGTAAGGATGAGTGGTTTGAAGTAGGTGCCTTTGTGTACAAGTACTTTGACGAGATGTCAGGTGTATCCTTCTTGCCTTACAACGAGCACACTTATCAACAAGCACCTTATCAAGAAGTAGATAAGGCTCAGTATAAAGACTTGCTTTCTTCTATGCCATCTGCTATTGCTTGGAGTGAGTTGGCTAACTACGAGAAGGAAGATAACACAGTCTCAATGCAGACAATGGCCTGTACAGGTGATGTTTGTGAAATGGTAGACATAACATAGGAGATAAATATGTTTGAAGTAATGACGTTCTTAGCAGGTGCTGTGATTGTAGCAGACCTTGTTATTCCGGTGGCATTAGAAACAATTTCAGGGTTGTTCTAATGTATGTTCTAGTGCTCATAATGTTCTTTGAAGATAGGTATAAGATCCAAGGTCATCATACGTTCTTTCCAAGTCAGGTTGCTTGTCATGAGTTTGCAGCTCCACTTAAAAAAAGACTTATGGACACTAGACCTTCACCTAACTCTGATGTAAAATACTATTGTTTTGAAATCCCTAAAGAGGTTTAAATGAAATACGACCCAGTAAACAGCCCAGCACATTACAAGTTAAGTGGTGGTATAGAGTGCATTGATTATATCAAACAGGTACTAACCCTTGAGCAGTTCATAGGTTACTGCCACGGTAATATGATCAAGTACCAACATAGGTATATGTACAAGGGTAACCCTGTTCAGGATATGGAGAAAGCAGAATGGTATTTAAACAAGATGCTAGAGGCAATGGAGGAAAAACACAAATGAGGCCATACGAAGAAGGTATAAAGGACTTTAGGGAAGGCAACTTAGGTAATCCCCATAGACCTAATACGAAGCAGAACAGGGAGTGGGAGATGGGCTTTAACAAAGCTTACTTCCGTAACCTTGAAAGGGTTAAGCTGAATGAACAAAAACAAAAAGAGTCTTGAAGAAGAGGCCAAAAGTTACAGGCAGAAAAAGATAAAGCCACCGCTTAAAAACAAAGCACTTACTTCTCGTAGGTACTTAGCTGGTCAAGCAATGGCCGCACTGTTATCAAGATCTCCAGGGCATGTTCACAGAGGAGATATAAAGCGTGAGTCATATGATTGGGCTGACTTCATGTTAGAGGATGATGATGAATAACAAAAGGGGGCTTCAAGTGGCCCCCTTAAGTTTATTCTAGATTAAGATCTCCGTAGAATATGTCGTCATAGCTGTCTACAAGACTTTTTATTTTAAGTA